ACTACCAAGTGGCTGTAACTTATTGAATGGCTTTTTTTGAAATAATAACTGTCGTCCGCAGGTCTTTCCCACACAGTGGTGGCAACTTCGGCCCAGGGCAAACCAATCAAGTGTCGTTTGGCAGGTCTGATAACTGATAAAAACATGGCCATCCTGGGAATACTATTGACCGCTTGGGGCATTTTAATCAAAGTATCGTAATGATTGCCAATGTGTATTATCTTCTCGCAAAATTCACGCTCATAGAGTTTGGCCCAGTCTGGCTCCCGTGACATCAGCTCTACCAAATGTGCTTCATCTCGAACTTGATTATAGAGATTCACATTTAAGAAATCCAGCTTTACATAGCCCAAATCTTCTGCCGTATTATAGTCCAAGCTGGCCTGTGCAGCGAACGGATCTTGTGGAATGCCTGTAAAATAAACTCCAGTGTTGTGCTTGGTCAACTTACCATCACGAATAATACTAGCACTGGTATGCGGTAACAGTGCTAGTATTTGATCTCTGTTGGCAAAATCTATGTCAATGTCTGATTTAAATTTCATGTTGATAGCCACTTTAAAGCAAACAGTGAAGCAAAACTTTCTGCCTCACCGTAAAAGGTAAAATTAACTGTATAATCTTCGGGATGGTATGCCCACTCAAAATCGCGCCCGGACAGCAAGCCCTGTTCTTTACACCAGCGGCTCATTTCAATTCCTAGACTTGACGCAGTCCAGCCAGAGGCGCTACTCAATGATTTTGGCGGTATACTCACAGTTTTCATAGTGCGGCTGCGGTTAACACTGACTTGACCCATTCACTGTCAGCTAGATAATCTTTGAACTTGCGCTGCCAATGGTCTGGATCAATCCAGGGCATTATGATCGCAATCTGCTCCTCATTGAGTGAACTGATGAAGTCAACGCCACTGTCGCAATTATAAACAATCCAAGGACTGATGCGACCATTTGATATATGATGCACAATACGATTGGCCGATCCCAGACGAAAATAGTTGTTAAAATTATTCTGTAGTTTGGGTTCGGAATCCGCGTAGTCCTGCATTTCTTTCAGCGCTCGCTCCAGTGCATCTTGAACTGCTTCTTTTTTCAAATACTCATGTAGCCATTCTAGATACAAGGCTTCCTTGCACCAATGGTCTATCTTTTTATTATTCTTCAACAACCAGTCAGTGAAGCTGGCAGTGTTGACGCATCTAACTCCCACAAGATGTCTACCAAATTTGACAAAGGCTGTGTAATAAGGACTGCCAACAAAGTCGTCGTAGTTTTTAGTTTTGGCGCTGCCTTGTGAAATTTCGTAAAATCGTAGATACGCTTTCAACCCTAATTGTACGCCTGTTTCTTTTTCTTGCTGATATCTACGCTTGGGCTCACACATGTGCGCAATCAGCGTACTTTCTTTTACAAAACTTTTCTTACAGTAACGACAAACAAAGCTCAACCCAGATCCTTTTTAATATCAGCATCAGACATGCCCATGGTCTTGGCCAGGGCTTTTAACTCTTTGGTATCATTTAATTCGGCCAACAGTTCAAGTTCATCTGTACGAAGATGAGGATATAATTTAGTTAAAAATTTAAGGGCTTTGGAATTGCTGCCCTCCTTCTTTTTACTAGCTTGCCAGTAATGTCGCTGTCGACCCATGTCCGGACTAACAGTGGTACACAACAACCATTGTAGTTTAGGATGCTTACCCAAGTCAAAGAAATTGGCATTTACTCGTTCGTTGGTCACACGCAGATACCATTCTTGAATATCAGGTCCTCCCTCCACACTGGCAGCGTATCTCAGCATGAGATAGGTGGCGAACTTCTTGCGTTCTTCTTCATTGAGCTCATCATAGAACTTACGATTTTTCGTGTCCAACTGAGCCATTTCGTTATTGATTGATAGTTTATCCATTATACAGGGTGATGGGGAGTATTTGATTTGTCTTCATTGATGAGGTGATACAGCATTATAACACGATCTATAGCATCTTGTAAAGTGGGATTGGTTTTCGCCATTCGGTGAATCTCGCCCCACATTTTGGAATCCATTAAATGATCGTGCAACGGTCTGCTATCACTGGTACGATGATCGTATCCCACTACTTCTCGTTCGACCTGGCCCGATTCACGACGAAATACCGTATTGCCAACCCGTTCGTATATATAAGAGCCGCCTGGCTTAAGGTTTCCCATTTAATAACTCCCGGGCTGCTTGATCAACAAAATATCGACCAACATTGATGTTTTCAAATCCTGATATTATTTCCCGATGCAGCGGCAACTCCGTCAAATTGATGTCGCCGGCCGCGCAGCATTCCATATTAGACTGCTCATATTTGGCAAAGTAAACTTTTGGTTTCAACACTGGGTGTACTGAGTTGCTGACAAAAGTATGATGTATATGGCCGTAATCGCCGTCCCAGTTATGTGTTAATACCAAGTCGTATTTGCTACTAATGTTGAATATTTCTCTCTGAGCTTGTGCAGCATCGAAACTTATTAGATTGTTTTTCATATCTCTATAATCATCCGCAAATCCTAGATTAACTGTGGATACATTTCGTCGTCGCCAGTAGGCGGTCATTTCCATTGCTCTTGGGTCATAGCTGGAGTAAGTTAGATATAAGATAGTCCACTCAAACTCGGAATATTGTTCGATGAAAGGTCGTGCAAATATAACACAATCGTCCGGATGTGCAACCACACACAATGCAGTTAGTCTTGCCATTCTGTTATTATTTTGTAATAAGCATCTGCTAGATATTCTTGACTTTCCGGGCTGCCATGATAGCCAGGATCTTGTCCCGCGAACGGATACAACCATGTGGCATGCTGCGGCAGTAGTTTTTGATCAGTTATTAAATATCTGTCCGGCACTATTGCGGGTATGATATTTCGTACAGTGGCAGCATTCCATAAATTATCGGGCAGCACAATAAACTTAACGCCCGCCAAATAGGCTTGCACAATACCATCACGCATGATCCATGTGTCCATCTGCAATTTCCAGTTGCTGTCATATATATGATTAACATATTGTTTGACTGCATTCTGTGTGTCTGGATCTATTCGTCGACTGCGATACGGATGTGGATAGTTTTCTGCCAGACTGAAAATAGTCTCGCAAATCATATTGTAAGGCTGGTTGTTATAGTTGACATTACGAATACCGTCCTTGGGGTCATACCCGTTCTTTAATTCAGTATTTTGTAAATGTTGCTGCAAGTCACTGTTCCACCCCTTGTTTTCGTTCTTGGGTGCGGTATAAGGTGCTGAACTGGCGGGCAGTTCCATTCGATCGTGAAATGTAGGAGCAATGACAGCAAAGTCTGGCTGCTGCCGAATGATCTCGTCGATTTGAATACGAACGCCCCCGTTGCTGCATCCTTGTCGTGCCAAGTGTACTAGATCCCAATCTAACTTACGGGCTAGTACTTCACCATAGCTGGTGCCGGGCAGTGTTTCACTGGGTCCACTAAAACTACAGCCTGCTACTATTAACTTCTTTTTCATTGATGATTTTTATTTGTGAGTTCTGGCTTGGTGTAGGTGTAGCCGTACTCTCGATGCAGCCATTCCACAAACTTATATACTTCGTCAGCTTGAAAGTCGCGATGTGCTCTGCCTTCGTTGTACAACATGCTGGCCCGATGTAGTTGCGCCATCCAGTCAGATTCTGAAATTTTTGACATTGATATTCCTTACCAGCATTTGCTGTAGTTAACAACTTCGCTCTGTCTACTTATTTCTTTTACAAAGTAAACACACAACGGTTTCTCGGTACCAGTTTCTAATGGTACAGCCAACATCTGTCCGGGCTTTAATTTTGGAAAGTACCACTTGACATCTTGATAAATGTCAATTACTTCTACTGGAAAGAATTCGGGTCTGAAACTGGCCATGGGATTAAATGCAAACGCACTGAATCCTCGATCATTGATACTGGTCAAAGGTACAACTTCTAGGTCACCTAAATCGGGTTCTCCTATTAGCAATTGCCAATCAATGGGCATTTTAATCACGCTGTTGCCTATCTTTAATACCAATGCGGGGCTGTTAAAACTTTCAAGAAAGATTAATGGTATAAAAAAGTAGTCGGGTTCTTTGGGGTCTGAATTGTCCAGTACACAGAATCTAATGTCATCCACTTCTTCTGGAATTTCATTTAGTTCGTAGCTGGTATTTTCTAGTGTTAGTAGTCTCACTGGTTTCCTTTTAGTTATTGTTAGTATATACTAACTTAGTAGTTTGTCAATCATTTCCACGTGACTTTTTCAACTTCGAACGGATAATTTGCATCTCGGTAAAAGGCTTTACGCTTGGTCAAGTGTCGTTTGGCAAATTTGCAGGTGCTGGTTAAATCCCAAATCTGCACAAAGTCTTTGTCTTCTGCCTTACGAATGCCGCGGCCGATACTTTGAATAACTCGAACAAAACTCTTGCCTGCTTCAAATAATACCAAGTTGAAAATGCGGGGAATGTTAATACCAACGGCCGCTACTCCGTAGGTGGCAATGATGATCTTATTTGTAGAAGTGGCGATCTCATCATATTCATCTTTACGATCTTTGCTTTTAGTTGATCCTGACACAAACGCCACTTCGGGTTTGTCGCTCAATAAACTAAACAAACTACTCAGCTCAATTTGCAGCATCTTGCCTGTTTCAATTCTGTCCACCAGTATCAGAGTATTACCCGACTCTTTAATTTTATCTATCAGTGTGGCAATATAAGCCAGTCTGGGTGCATTGGTGGTCAGATATTTTAGTTCACTTTGATAGTCTGCATACTCTACATAATCCATCAACTGTACCACATTAACATGGCAGTTGGCGAGATGACCTGCTTCCTGTAGCTCGCTGGCACTGAGTCGCCCTATTACACCACCTATACTGCATTTAATACTGACAAACTCGTAGTCTTCCTTGGGAATAGTGCCAGTTAGACCCCATCGAATGGGCACATGTGCAAACACAGAAGTCAACAGTGTCTTGAGTGCATCTGCCTTGGCCATGTGTACCTCATCAACCATAATGCACACCACTCCCTCGATGAATTCACCGATGGTAATGTCTGTGTCGTAGCTTTTGGTATTCTTGAGTAAGATGTTAAGACTTTGCCAAGTACAGATAGTATGTGTGCGGCCAAACTCTTTACGATCTCCGAAGTAAACACCAACATCCAGACCCATATTAACATAGTCGGCTTCGGTCTGTGTCACCAAACTCTTGTTGGGCACTATAACGATACTTCGGCCATACTTTTCCACACTTGCACTCAATGCCGCGGTTATCAAAGTTTTGCCTGCGCCGGTGGCAATCTCTTGCAGACTTTGTGGATTAGTTAGAAAGTTGTTGATGATCTCAACTTGATAATCACGCAACATTACAGGCTCGCCTACCTTGGGATGACCCTTGGGCCAAGTCACATGTGATAAACTGTCTTCTTTAATTTTATCAAATTCAAAGGTAGTGGTGTAATCGCGAGTATCTTCAATCTCAACATCGTACCCGCACTCCACCAAGTAGGGAATAATGTCGGGCAACAGATTAATGTAAGTGGTGCCACCTAAATTAAAGAATGCAACTTTGCCGTCCCAACGGCCCAATCTCACTGCTGGCTGATATCTTGCTCCAGGGATTTCATATTTGAATTTATCCACTAGTTTTTTGCGTTCGACGAGATCAAGTCCCTCGAGTTTAGTGTTAACTTCATCTTTAATTATGATTGTGACTGTTTTCATTGTATGGTAACTTGTTGCACCTGTTGTCTTTGTGCAATCTTTTCTAGTAGATCGTTTTTGTTGCCGCTGTACTCTAGATCAGCTACAGGAAAACGTAAAGGCTGCGCTTTTATATTATACACATTTTTTATGCCGTGTGCAAGAAAAAAGTCTCGATGTTGACAAATATACGTGTCAATATCAGCGTATTTCTCGAGCAAGCTACGATTTCCAAATTGAACA